TGGTAGTTTCCGTATGGGTCTGGCTAAGGGCGGCAAGGCCGACGCTCATGAGCCAACTGGCGGCAAGGCCAAGGCCAAGCCGGTAAAGAAGATGGCCAAGGGCGGCTCCGTCTCCAAGCGCGCCGACGGCTGCGCTATCAAGGGCAAAACTAAGGGGAAGATGGTCTGATGAGCCAGCAGGAAACCAAAAAGTCTGGCGGGTCCAGCGTAGACAAAATCCTTGGTTCCATCTCGCCGCTTTATGGAGCGATTAGCGGGCAGGGACTGTTCGGTAATGCGCTGGCCGGGTTCCAAGACGCCACTAAAATGGGGGGCGTGCTCCCTATTATTGCGTCGGAACAACGTAAGAAGCGGCGTGCCAACGAAGCCGCTAGGCTCGCTAAGGACTCGGAAGACACCGGCATGAAGCGCGGCGGCAAAGTCAAGAAGATGGCCAAGGGCGGCTCCGTCTCCAAGCGCGCCGATGGCTGCTGCAGCAAGGGCAAGACTAAGGGGAAGTTTGTGTAATGGCTAAGACGCCCGCTTGGACGCGTAAGGAAGGCAAGAACCCTAAGGGTGGCCTGAACGCCAAAGGCCGCGCGTCTTATAATAAAGCTAATCCGGGTAAGCCCGGTCTGAAGGCTCCACAGCCTGAAGGCGGTCCACGCAAGAAGTCATTCTGTGCCCGCATGTCAGGTATGAAAAAGAAGCTCACAAGCAAGAAGACCGCTAGTGACCCTAATAGCCGTATCAACAAGTCTCTTCGAGCGTGGAAATGCTAGTATGGAGATGATGATATGGAATATAATACTCAGTGCTATCCTTGGAGTCATAAGTTTTATGCTTAAGGGTAAGTTCGATGAGGTTGAGCGGCTCGGCATCCTACTGAACAGGACGCGGGAAGAGGTGGCGCGTGACCACATCACGCGGGGCGAGATGAACGTCACCATCGATAAACTGGGTGAACGTTTTGACCGAGCCGTTGAGCGGCTAGAGGCCAAACTCGATACGATGAAGAAAGGGTAAGTCATGGCTGACCGCCTACGTAAGTTCCGCAAGGACAACTACGTTGAGAAGCGCTTTGGTAAGGACATTAACGTCTCGACCAAGGAAGATGCTCCCCTGCGCAAGGAGATGACCGCTGCCGAAACCAAGTCGGTGTCGAAGGCTCAGCCGAGCTCGGGTGCTAGCCCGCTTTCGTTTAGCGCGGCCTTTGCTGCTGCTCGCAAAGACGGCGACAAGACCTTCACTTGGAAGGGTAAGAGCTTCACTACGCAGCTAGCTAGCGAGAAGAAGTCACCTTCGGCTCCTGTGCGCCGCACTCCGGCTACGGAAACCAAGAAGGCTGCAGCACCCGCCGCTCCCGCTTCGGCACCGAAGAAGGTAGAGAAGTCCGGTGCTCCCGCTGCAGGCGCAGCGAAGACTAACGCACCAGTCACTCGTGAAACGGCGTTCGCGCAGCTGCAGGATAAAAACAAGACCGCTTCTCCCTCTGCCACAAAGCCTAAGGAAGCGCCAAAGTCTGGTGTCCAGCAGCGTGGTGAATATGCCTCGCGCCTCACTCAAAGTGCAGCAGCTAAGCGCAAGCTGGAAGGGGCTCCCACCGAAGTATCTGGTTCTTCGTTTGCGCGCCTTAAAAATGCCATCGGGTTTGGTTCGTCGGCAGATGAGCGACTGGCACAGACGCTGCGCCGTAGTGCCGCTAATCAGGCTCAGAATGAAGCCCGTATGAATAAAGCCAAGGCCGAGCGCGAAGCAGCTGCTGCTGAACGTATCCGGGTAGGTAAGGAAAAGGCCAAGGCTGGCAACCCGTTTTATCAGAGTTACGCCAACAAGGCTAAGGGTGGCTCGGTCAAGGGGTATGCCAAGGGTGGCAGGATCGACGGTATCGCCGTGCGCGGCAAGACCAAGGCTGGAAGGAAGTAATATGAACAAGCGTCCGACTGAACCCGTCGCCAAAAAGCCCGCTCCGACTCCGCCTATTTCTTCGGGTGCCACTGGTAAGCGTACTCCCAAGGAGGAAGCCGAGAAGAAGGCGATGGAGAAGAAGTACCCGTTCAACAAGTACGCCAAGGGCGGGGCTGTTGATGGCGTCGCTCGTAAGGGTAAGACCTCCACCAAGCGGGTCGTGATGGCCAAGGGTGGCAAGTGCTACGCCAAGGGCGGTAGCGTCGACGGTATCGCCCGCAAGGGTAAGACCAAGGGGAAGGTAGTCTAATGCGTGCTTCACGTGGTATGGGCGACATGAAGTCGTCAAAAATGCCGGGCAAGAAGTTGGCTAAGGGTGGTAAGGCCGACTGGATCAAGGGCGCTATCAAGAAGCCCGGAGCCCTGCGCGCATCGCTCGGTGCCAAGAAGGGCGAGCCTATCCCCGCCGGTAAGCTCGCCAAGGCCGCCAAGGCTCCCGGCAAGCTGGGGCAGCGTGCTCGGTTTGCTCAGGTCCTTAAGGGCTTCAAGAAGGGTAAGTAACCCGGAGGATATGGATATGAAGAAGTTCTACACTCTGGCCGCTCTGGCACTCGCCATGGCAGGTTGCACTAAAGCAGACGAGAACCCCCAGCCGCAACCGCAACCAACGGTTACTGGTAGTGACGACGGGCAATCAGACGCCGACGAGTGCCCGCGTGCTGACGGAACCCCCTGCCGCTAGTACTCTCGGGAAGAGACAAGGAAGAAGTAAGTGACCACCACTGGTACCTCCACGTTCAACCTCAACTTCAACGAACTCGTAGAAGAGGCGTTCGAGCGTTGTGGTGCTGAGCTGCGTACCGGTTATAATCTCCGCACGGCGCGGCGTAGCCTCAACCTGTTGACCATCGAGTGGGCCAACCGGGGTATCAACCTATGGACCATCGAGCAGGGGAGCATCCCGCTCGTGCAGGGGCAGATTACTTACGACCTGCCGGTGGACACCATCGACCTGTTGGAGCAGGTTGTACGCACGCAGACGGGCGTGCAGCAGACCGATATCAACATCAGCCGTATCAGCGCTGATACATACATCACGATCCCGAACAAGAACGCTCAGGGTCGGCCCATTCAGGTGTGGATCAACCGCCAGTCAGGTGCGACCGAACCGGGGCCTGCCGTGGCTAATCCGCAGATCAACGTCTGGCCAGCGCCCGACCAGAGCAACTTCTACACGTTCTTTTACTACCGCCTGCGCCGTATTCAGGATGCTGGTAACGGTATCAACACGCAGGACATCCCGTTCCGCTTCCTCCCGGCGCTTGTAGCGGGGCTCGCTTACCACCTCTCGGTGAAGCTTCCCGATGCTACGATGCGCACGCCGATGCTTAAGCAGATGTACGACGACGCGTGGCAGGACGCCGCAGACGAAGACCGCGAGAAGGCCGCACTTCGGATTGCACCTCGTCCCGCGTACATCTAAGGAGGTACGATGCCTAATCGGTTTGCCTCTGGTAAGAAGGCTATTGCCGAGTGCGATAGGTGCGGGCAGCGCTATAAGCTGAAGCAGCTCAAGCGGCTCGTCATCAAGACGAAGACTACAAACATCCTCGTATGCCCCACATGCTGGGACCCCGACCAGCCGCAGCTGCAACTGGGTATGTTCCCTGTCGATGACCCGCAGGCATTACGTAATCCCCGCCCAGACAACAGCTATTACCAGTCGGGGCTAAATGCTAACGGTAACCCTAGCGATGGGAGCCGGATTATTCAGTGGGGTTGGAACCCTGTAGGGCTTACTAATCCTCTGGGTTTAATTGGTCTGCCAAATACGTTAGTATGCAGCGGACAGGTCGGTACCGTTACGGTGCAGGTATAGGAGTAAGCTATGGCTAAGGGTGGCAAGACTAACGCGCAGATGAAGAAGCTGGGCCGCAATCTGGCGAAGATCGCCAACCAGAAGTCGGGCAAGAAGCCGACTAAGGACATGGGGAAGGTCAACAAGAATGGCTAATCATACCAAGGACCTTGGGAAGTACGAGCAGCCCAAGAGCTATTCGGCCTCTACGGGCAAGAACGGCTATCCGAATAAGGTCGCTAACACCCAGACTATGCGTACCCGTGGTACCAAGAATACCACTCGGGGTAACAGCAGCAGCACGAAGATGGGCTGATGAACTACGCGACTCTGTTCGAGACCATCAAGGGGTACGTCGAGAACGACTTCCCCAACACTTCGTGGACCGGCTCCGACGGCTCCAGCACGGTGACGCTGACGTCTACCGAACAGATCAACACGTTCATCCAGCAGGCTGAGCAGCGTATCTTCAACACGGTCCAGCTGCTGGACCTACGTAAGAACGTAACTGGTTCTGTGACGTCGGGGAACAAGTACCTCACGGTGCCGACTGACTGGCTCGCTAACTTCTCGTTGGCGGTAGTCGATGTTACAGGCAACTACAGCTACCTCCTGAATACGGACGTAAGCTTTATCCGTGAGTCGTTCCCGAACCCTACTGACTCAGGGCTGCCTACCCACTACGCCTATTTCGACGAGAACTCATACATCCTCGGGCCGACCCCGGATGCTAACTATGTCGTTGAGCTTCATTACTTCTACTACCCGACCTCGATTGTGACTGCGGGTACGTCATGGCTCGGCGACAACTTCGACAGCACCCTTCTTTACGGCGCGCTACTAGAAGCATATACCTTCATGAAGGGCGAAGCAGATGTAATCGCCGGGTACCAGAAGCGGTATGATGAGGCTATGATGCTGCTCAAGCAGCTCGGTGAAGGTAAGAATCGTCAGGACATGTACCGGACTCCGCAAGTTCGGTACCCAGTGGGGTAGGTTATGTTTAATCTTGGAACGGGTGAAGTCGGGAACGTAATGGTCATGACGACCGAAGGGCGTGGGTTTACGCCTGAGGAGATTGCCGAGCGTGCGCTCGATAAGATCATCTACGTCGGGAACAATGCCCACCCACTGCTGCGGGAACAGGCCGAAGCGTTCAAAGACAGTATCCGGCACGTGCTAATTCATTACATGCACGAAGCAGTGCGCTCGCACAACGTCACCCTTGTCAACAAGTTCAGGGACGCCGGGTTCCCGGAGATGGTCCCGATCCTCGATATGTAAGGAGTCCCTCGTATGCCGATAACCCAAGCTATGTGCAGCAGCTTCAAGGCTGAAGTTATGCTCGCAGTACACGATTTCCGCCCGACTGGTGGCGACACGTTCAAGCTGGCGCTGTATACCTCGACAGCTACCATCGACGCCAACACGACTGCCTATACCTCTACCAACGAGGTTACCGGTACCAACTATACGGCAGGTGGTGGTACACTAGTTAACCTTGGTGTGGTGACCTCGAACGGCACTGCGTCTACGGGTACGGGGTTCACCGACTTCACCGACCTGACCTTCACTAACGCAACGATCACGGCTCGCGGTGCGCTGATCTACAACACCACACCGTCGGCTAACTCGAACGCCAACACCACGCTGACTAACGCAGCTGTGTGCGCACTGGACTTCGGATCGGATAAGACCTCGACGGCAGGTGATTTCACCATCATCTTCCCCGCAGCTGCTAACACTACTGCTATTATCAGGATCGCTTAGTGATCGAAGAACTTATCGCCCGTGTGTTCTACGCACGTAACGTAGCCCATTTCGAGCATTGGCGTGCCAATGGCGTGGGTGGTTATGCGCGGCATGTAGCACTGGGCGAGTTCTACGAAGGTGTAATTGGCGCTCTCGATAAGCTGGTAGAGGCGTACCAAGGTGCGTTCGAGTTGGTCGGGACGGTGCAGGCCCCCAAGACCAAGGCGGAAGATATCCGGATGATCCTCGTCGAGGACGCTGTATGGATCGAGAAGAACCATGATAAAATCTGCCAAGGTAACCGCGCTGTAGCTAACTTGCTCGATGGGGTCACTGAGGTGTACATTACAACCACCTACAAGCTTAGGAATCTGATGTAATGGACACGGACCCCCGCTGGCTGACCACGGCCAAGAAGTTCGACGGGCTGCGCGAAGTCGTGGGTCCGAAGCATAACCAGATCATCATCGGCTGGCTGGAGAAGCTCAAGGCGTGGTGGCGGAACGACGAGACCCCTTGGTGCGGTGTGTTCGTCGCTCACTGCATGCAGGAGTCCGGGCTTCCATACCCGAAGTACTACATGCGCGCCAAGGCATGGTCTGACTATGGTAGCAATCTACGTCCTGACCGTCTGGCTCCGGGGGCTATCCTCGTGTTTGATCGCGCAGGGGGCGGGCATGTCGGCTTCTACGTCGGTGAAGATGCTCAGCACTTCTACGTGCTGGGGGGCAATCAGGGTAACGCGGTCAACACCATGAAGCTGACTAAGAACCGGCTTGTGGCCTCGCGCTGGCCCAAGGATGAACCGGTGATCGGCGGGCGCATTCGTCTGGCCGGGGGCAAGGTTTCCACTAACGAAGCATAGGGGTTTTATAATGACGAAGAGTGAACTCTACGGTGTCGTCCGTACCATCCTCGCAGCGGGCGGCGGCGTACTGGTGGGTAAGGGTTGGATCGACTCCGAGACCGCTGTGGCTCTGGCCGGTGCATTTGCTACCATCTTCACCGCTGTTTGGTCGATCAGGTCGAAGCGTAAGACTGGGTAGTTAGATGGCCCTAGCCAACCGCATCCGGGTTACGACCGCAACCACAGGGACGGGGGCACTAACGCTTTCGGCCACGGGGGTACGCGATGCGACTAACGGCGACTATCTTGCGCCCGCAGAGGTGGGTACGGAACTGGCTAATCGGCTGGTTCCCTATTTCATCACTTCGGGTGCCAACTTCGCCTATGGGGTGGGCCTAATCTCGACCAACGGCCTGACACTGACCCGCGATCCTTTCGAAATGCGGTGGAACGGCACGACCTACTCGCAAGCCCTGCTTTCGCTGACCGGGACTTCGACCGTCATCATCAGCCCAGAGGCTGTTGACCTGTCGGCGTCTTCCGTTGCGCTAACCAACGTCTTGAGCCGTGGCTTTGTGGCACTTTGAGGTGATTTATGGCAGCTAACGTCAATCCGATCTATGGCCGCACCCCTGATGTTCAGGTCGGTGGTGCTGTCCGAGGCCCAACGGCTGTCACGGCACAGGACGGCACCGGCACACTGGAGGTGATCTTTCAGGCCGACGCTACCGAGGGTGGCTGGGTGGATAGCGTGGTCCTCAAGCCGGTGGGTTCTCCCGCCGCGACTGTCGCGCGCCTGTTCTTCTGCACCGCGACTGGTGCTTTCACACCCGGCACGACTAACACGGTGGCGAACACTGCGATGATCGACGAGATCAGCACGGTTGTGACCACTACGTCCAACACACTGGCCCAGAACGCCTATGTGTTCTCGGTGCGCCGCGCCCTGCCTCCGGGCACTCGCCTGCTGATTGGTTTCGGCACTTCGACCGGCGCGTCGGGCACTGGATACGCTGTCACGACCTTCGGTTCGAAGTATTGACATGATCCCTAACGCCCTCCCCATAGATGGCGTAACCGGTATTCAGTTCTTCCAGCCCTCGCTGGATGGGACGACGACACGCGGCTGGGTGGCGTGGAGCAAGCCGCAAGGCTGCTCGATGATCTATTTTCTGGTGTTGAACGGCGGCGGTGGCGGCGGGGGTGGCCGCACCGGCGCGGCGGGCACGGCTCGCGGGGGTGGAGGTGGTGGTGGGAGCGGCTCGGTGAGCCGCCTGCTGATCCCGGCGGCGGTGCTGCCCGACACGCTCTACTTCAAGCCCGGCAGCGGCGGTGCGGGCGGTGCGGCAAGCGCGGCAGGGAGCAACGGTGGCAGCAGCTACATCTGCATCGCGCCGAATACCACAACCCAGAACGTCCTCGTTAATCCCGGCGCGAACGGCATCGGTGGGGGTGCCGGGACCGCATCGGCGGGCGGTTCTGGCGGCAGTGCGGGTGCTATCGGCAACCCCGGGCCGATGGCGTTCGGCGCGGCCTTTGCGACCATTGCGGGGCAAGGCGGCTCTGCGGGCGGTGCCCATACCGGCGCTAACGGCTCATCCGTCACGCCAAGCGCTCAGGTTTTCCTGACAGGGGGGGCGGGCGGCGGCGGCACCCCGACCGGCAATACCAATTTCACCGGCGGCGCGATCACCGCGACGGGGGCGTGGCCGCAGATTGCGGGCGGCGCTGCTGCTGGTGGCGCTGGGCTTCCCGGCTTGGGTATCGGCTCACGGGTTGACGCATTGAGCCAGCGTCTTCGGCCCTTCTTTACCTCTGGCGGGAGCGGGGGTGGCACCAACGGCGCGGCTGGTGTGGGCGGCAACGGAGGGCGCGCAGGCTGGGGATCGGGCGGCGGTGGCGGCGGCGGCGGTGTGACTGGCGGCGCTGGCGGCCAAGGCGGGGATGGTTTCGTCCTCGTAGCGTGGTGGTGAGATGATCCCCTTCCCCCTCCCGCTGGACAGCGTTTCCGGCTACCGGTTCTTTACTAAGGGCTCGGGCCAGAGCAGTAGTGCGTGGACGCACTGGGATAAGCCGCAAGGCTGCACGTTCATCTATATGATCAATCAGAACCCCGGCGGCGGCGGCGGTGGCGGCTTTTCCGGTGCCGCAGGAACGGCGCGCGGCGGTGGCGGTGGTGGGGGCGCAGGGTCTTGCCAGCGCCTGTTGATCCCCGCCTGTCTCCTGCCGGATCGCATCTGGATAAAGGTCCATGCGGGCGGTCCGGCTGGTTCTGCTGGCAGTGCTGGCAACAACGGGACTGCCAACGACATTTGCGTTGACCAAGCCACCATCAACCAAGTCGGTATCTTGAACGGCGCGGGTAACTCGATTGGCGGCGGCGCTGGATCAGGCACGGCTGGCGGAACCGCAGGCGGGGCGAGCAGCACGGCGGGGACAGTCCCGTTCGGAGCAGGCGGGCTTCTCTACATCATTGCGGGCGGCGGCGGCACGGCTGGCGGCGCGCAGACGGGTGCGGCAGGCGCGGCGCTTACGCCGCCCACCACATGGGTTACAGGCGGGACTGGAGGGGGCGGCACACCAACCGGCAACACCAATTTTGCAGGTGGTGCGATCAATGCTGCGGGCCGAATGCCTACCATTGCTGGTGGTGTGGCGGGCGGTGGGGACGGCCTCAACGGGCTTAACTTCGGCATCCAACTCGACACGCGTGTCTCTCCGCTTGAAGGCTTGTTCTTTTCAGGCGGGACGGGGGGCGGCAGCAACGGGGCCTCTGGTGTCGGCGGTCGTGGTGGGCGCGGGGCTTACGGCTGCGGAGGCGGCGGAGGCGGCGGCGGTGTGACCGGTGGGGCTGGCGGCCAAGGCGGCGACGGCTTCGTAATGATTATGTGGTGGTGACATGATACCTGACGCACTCCCCACAGACAGCATATCGGGCTTCAGGGTCTTTACGGTTTCAGATAACTCCGGGACGTTTTCATCGACCCGTGGCTGGGTGGCATGGAGCAAGCCGCAGGGGGCTAGCTGGATTTATATTCTCAACCAAAACGGCGGCGGCGGCGGCGGCGGCGGCTTTACTGGGGCTGCTGGCACGGCGCGAGGCGGCGGCGGGGGGGGTGGGTCTGGATCACGGCAGGGTCTGCTTATACCCGCCGCGTTGCTGCCCAACAGCCTGTTTCTGCAAGTCGCTCGCGGTGCCCCCGGCGGCGCTGCGGGGGCAGCAGGTGGCAATAACCAAGCTAACAACATCTCGGTTCAACCGAACGGGACCAACACGAATGTTCTGACCTATCTGGGTGGCGGCGGCCAAGGCGGCGGTGCCGGGACTGCATCAGCTGGTGGCGCAGGCGGCACGGCTGGCACTGTCGGCGCTACGGGAGTGTTCTCGACCGGCTCGGTATTTTTCTCGATTGCGGGGCAGGCCGGAACTGCTGGCGGCGCTCACACAGGTGCTGCTGGCGGTGCGCTGACACTACCAACGACAATCCCGGTGACGGGTGGGACAGGCGGGGGCGGAACGCCGACAGGCAACACCAACTTCGCGGGCGGTGCGATCCCGGCGGGCGGGCCTTTCTCGGCTGTCGCTGGAGGCACTGCCGCTGGCGGTGCGGGTAACATCGGCCTCAATCGCGGAATGCGCGTTGACGAGATGCGTAACCGGCTGATGCCGTTCTTCACCTCTGGCGGCACTGGTGGTGGCTCAAACGGGGCTGCTGGTGTCGGTGGTGCGGGAGCGGAAGGCGGTTGGGGTTCTGGTGGCGGTGGAGGTGGCGGAGGCGTCACTGGTGGTGCTGGCGGTAAGGGTGGTGATGGTTTTGTCATCATCATGTGGTGGTAGGAGATTTTGATGGCGATGCTGTATGACATGACCGGACAGTGCTGCGGCAACTTTGAGGGTGACACCGCACCGGAAGGCTACTGGCTGCGAGCAAACGACCTTGCGGACACAATGACGGCGCTGCAATTTCTTGAAAAAATTGGCCCGGCGCGGTTTGCTAATATCTGGTCTGTCTCTATCGCTGATCCAGCCACCGCCTATGCGATGGTTCGCGGGCTAGCGGCACAAGAGATTATCCTCGCCGAGAGTTTTCCTGTATTGGTGCAGATGGAGCAGGCTGGTCTGCTACCGGCTGGCACCGCGATTGAGGTGTGGTCGTAGGATAAAAGCCGCTGACGGCTCCGTTTTGATCGGTTGGTGGTAGATGCTTGGTTTCGCTCCCCTTGGTGCACTACCACTCGGCGCATTCCCGAGCGCGGCTGCATCCGGTGCGGTAACCGTAAACGTAACTGGTGTAGAAGCTACCGGTGCTGTCGGTACAGTCGCAGTCGCAGCCAAAGCTAACACCACACTAACCGGCGTAGAAGCTACCGGCGCTATCGGCACCGCGACCGTAGCGGCCAAGGCCAACACTACCGTAACAGGCGTCGTCGCTACCGGCTCCATCGGCACTGCGGATGCTACGGGCAAAGCCAACACCACGGTAACGGGTGTAGAAGCTACCGGTGCTGTCGGTACAGTCGCAGTCGCAGCCAAGGCCAACGTCACTCTAACTGGTGTGGAAGCTACCGGTGCTGTCGGTACGGTTACCATCAGTGCGGGCACTACTAACGTAGCAGTCACAGGCGTTGTTGCTACCGGCGCTATCGGTACCGTTGACGCTACAGGTAAGGCTAACACCACCCTGACGGGGGTCAGCGCGACTGGCTCCATCGGCACTGTTACGGTCAGCGTAGGTGCTACGTTAGTCTCGGTCACAGGCGTAGCGGCGACTGGCTCCATCGGCACCGCCGATGCCGTAGGTAAGGCTAACACTACCGTTACCGGGGTCAGCGCTACTGGCGCTATCGGTGCCTCGACTGTCGCCGCCAAGGCCAACACTACCGTCACCGGGGTCAGCGCCACCGGCTCTATCGGTACGGTTACGGTTACTGCCAAGGCCAACGTCACACCTACTGGCGTAGAAGCCACTGGCTCTATCGGCACCGCTACGGTTGCCGCCAAGGCTAACACTACCGTCACTGGGGTCAGCGCAGTTGGCTCCATCGGCACCGCTACTGCGCTAGTTATCCTCAACGTCCCCGTCACTGGGGTCAGCGCAACCGGGTCCGTCGGCACTGCTACCGTAGCGGCCAAGGCTAACACTACCCTGACCGGCGTAGAAGCTACTGGGTCTATTGGCACCGTCTCGGTTAGTGTGACTGCGGGAGTTAATGTATCTGTCACCGGGGTTGCTGGTACGGGTGCGGTAGGTTCAGTCTTCGTCGCGCTGCCCCGCAGCGTAGTAGTTACAGGGGTCAACGCTACAGCTTCTGTTGGCTCTGTTACGGTAGTAGGGAGTTCCAAAGCGCTACCGGTTGGTGTATCAGCTGTAGGGTACGTAACTACACCACTTATCTGGGGAGTCATAAATGACAACCAAACCCCTAATTGGCAGCCGGTAGATGATGCGCAAGCTGGGAGTTGGACGGCTGTCAACGATACACAGACCCCCAACTGGCAAGCAGTTGATGACTCCCAGACGGGGAACTGGACTCAAGTAGTAGATGGCAATACAGTAGTCTGGGTGGAAATCCCGACGTAAGGAACGAATATGCCGAGTACTTATAGCAACCTCAAGTTCCAGCTCATGGCTACTGGTGAGAACAACACCACGTGGGGTGACGTCACTAACCTCAACCTTGGCACTGCTATTGAAGAGGCCATCGCTGGTTCGGCGGATGTTACCTTTGCCAGCGGCAACGTCACCCTTACCCTGACGGATACCAACGCCAGCCAGACGGCCCGCAACATGCGCCTGCGCTGCACGGGCACCACTGGGGGCGCGACCCGTAACCTCGTCGTGCCTTCCATCGAGAAGGCGTACATCGTCAAGAACGACTGCGCGGATAGCATCCTCGTCAAGACCGCTGCTGGTAGCGGCGTTACCGTACCAGCAGGTAGTTCGCGTGTTGTGTACAACGACGGCACTAACGTCGTAGACGCCGTGACCTCGCTTGGCACACTTGTCGGGGACCTACAGTTCGGAGGTACTGCTCAGCGTATTCTCGGGGACTTTTCCAACGCCACGATTTCTTCTCGCCTAACGTTCCAAAGCTCGGGGACCAACCAGAATACCGCAGTGAACGCCATACCGAGCGGAACCGCGTCCCAGACTAATTTTGTCTGCTTTAATTCGTCTAACCCGGACAACGCGTCTTTCATGTCGATTGCGGCTACCGCCACCGATGCGCGGGTCGTTTCCAGCATTGTAGGTTCGGGCACTAACCTTCCGATGACGTTCTTTATTGGAGGGGCTGAGCGCGTACGCATCGACACCAGCGGCAACGTCGGGATCGGTACGGCATCCTCCGGGGAGCGCCTGTATGTATCGGCTGGCTCCGGTGTGCAGATTGGGGCCAGTGATGGCACCACAACCCAGCGCGTTGGTTACTGTCTAGCAGGTATTGCTTACTCGGGCACAGCGTCTAACCACCCGTATGCGCTACTCACTAACGACGTCGAGCGGCTGCGCATCAACACATCGGGCAACGTCGGGATTGGGACCACGACGCCCTCAACTATACTCGACGTCAACGGCGGCCTAACCATACGCGGCGACAACAACGGGTACACCCTGTTCGCTCCCAAAGAGGGCACTGATCCATTCGGTGTTAACTACGACCGTTTTGAAATCCGTGTAAACGACACAACGCAAGAAACCACCATCGGCAACGTAAACGGAGGCACTGGGTCGCCTCGCGCGCTGGCCTTCCTTGCTGGCGGCACTGAGCGGATGCGGATCGGCACGACGGGTTACGTCGGGATCAACACGACTACGCCTGATGCGTACCTACACTCGGAAGGGTTCACTTCTTATCGCGGCAATGCCTACACGCTGGCCACCTTCTGCGCCAACGGCACTCTAGCTCCGCTGAACATCGTTCAGGCTACAGACGGAACCATCCCCGGCATTTCGGCAGGGCAGAATAGCACAGCTACTTTTTCCGACCTCGGCTTCTATACCAGCGAAACTGAGCGTATGCGCATCCTGTCTGGCGGCGACGTCGGGATCGGCACAACGACCCCGCAGGGCAAAACCGAAATCCGCACTGCATCTGGCGGCGCAGTCACCGACGCGCTGGTTCTCTCCAACTTCGTCAACGCCAGTGTCAACACGGGTGTGGCTCTCCACTTCGACCCCAACGGGGCTGGGTCGCTAGCTCGCACCGCCAGCATCCGATCAGTGCAGTCCACTTCTGGTAACTACGCCGACCTGCGGTTCTTCACCGCGAACTCCACTACTCCTGCCGAGTATTTCCGCATTGCTGCAGGAGGGGCCTTCGGGCTCAGCGGCGCTAACTACGGCACTAGCGGGCAGGTGCTTACCTCGCAGGGGTCCAGCTCACCCCCGATCTGGACCACGATTACGCCCGGTGCTGGTACGGTCACTTCGGTAGGTGGTACTGGCACCGTCAACGGGATCACCCTCACTGGTACAGTCACTAGCTCGGGTAACCTCACTCTCGGCGGTTCGGTATCCTCGGTTGCAACCGGTGCGACCATCGACGGTGTGACTATCGGCTACCGTAGCATCCCGCGCTCGACCACGAGCGGCACCGCAGTGGTGGGGGATGTCGGTAAGTGCATCGCGGTCTCGGCTGGTATCACCATCCCGAACAGTACCTTCGCTGCGGGGGATGCTATCTCTATCTACAACGACAGTGGTTCCGCTATCACGATCACGGCGGGGGTAACTACCCTCCGGCAGGCGGGCACGGCTAACACCGGTAACCGCACGCTTGCCGCACGCGGTATGGCGACCGTCTGGTTCAACAGCGCGACTGAAGCGGTCATCTCCGGCGCGGGGGTAACCTGATGAGTGGTATCCAGATGGCACTTATGGGCGCTGGCGGGTTCGGTACTGTCACACGTACCTACACGACCGGTACGGCGGCTACCGAGACTGTGCCCTCTGGTGCCGCGCAGTGCGTCATCACAGTAGATGGTGGCGGCGGCGCGGGTGGCTTC